CCACAATCCCTAGTATCAAATATAGAACAAAATGGCAACGAATAAGTCATTGTTTTCATTGATATATTTCTTGTATAAATTATCAATAATTTGTAATTTTAAAGTTGATATTAATATTTTATATCTATATTGATTTTATATAAAGAAAACATAAAGGGAAATATGAAAAAACAACTAGCAAAATTATTAAAAGCTTATCATAAAAAGTATGATGTTTTTGGAAACAAAAAAAAGAAATGAAAAAAGATATTGGAGTGATTTGTTCTATGAGTTACTATGAAATGAAAATTATGGTCAATGTACTAACAGATCGTTTAGAAGATAACGAGGTGATGGGTATTAATACAAAAAAAAGTATTACTAACCTTATTTATAGACTAAACGATATGCTAACAAAGCAGGGATATGTTGGAACTAATTAGAGAAATTGGTCTTGAAAACTTATTCGCAGCTATTGTTTTAATATTAATAATAACTTGGAGTAAAATATGAATAAACGTGAGTTCTTGGAAATGTTTGGATTTGTATTCTTTGCAATATCTGTATCGTCAAGCATAATATTATTGTATTGGATAATAAATTAGATGTATAAAAAAGTTGATATAGATATACTGAATGGTTGTCTTGAGATTATGCAGAAATATTTTGTTGTGCAGGAATTTTCAGGAAGCAAAATTTCTAGTTATGAAAGAGCAGTTTACAATGCTATGAAAAAAGCTATAAACAAAGATGGTAAGCATGAACTCTTTAAATAAAGATAAACTTAGTAAAGCTTTAGGCGATTCTATAATGAAAGTTAAAATGGAAGAAGCTTTAAAGAAATATCAAGAACGATTAGAAAAACAAAAACTGGAGAAGGCAAATGAAAAAGAAGTTCAAAAAGGATAAGTATTACGCATCAGTAATACTAAAAGATTTAATTGATAATGCGAGATGGGAGACACTAATAGAATATATTCTGTTAGCTTGGAAAAATTCTCCAAGTCAATTAAAGAAAAGAGAAATACTTAATGCAATTACGATTGAATATCTAAATAAAAACAACAAGGGGAAAACAAATGAAAAAACTAATATTGTTAGGTTTGATTCTAAACTTAACTAATTGTGCTTATAAGCCAATTATAGATTCTTCTGGTCGCAGTGGTACTTTTCCACATTCTAAAGCAGAAGAAATAACAAATGATATACAGCATTGTCAAATGTTAGCCGAACAGCACTTATCTACTTTAGATGAAACTGCCACTTGGATTAATAACAATGTATTTAGACCATTGTATTTATGGTTGCCACCTGAAGAAAAAAGAACAAGGGAAAATTATGTTAGACGTTGCCTTCAGGGACGTGGTCATTCGGTTATTAATTAATGGAGAAAAACATGAAAACAGTACAACAAGAAATAGATAGACTATTTTTAGAATCTAAAAAGCAACCACATATTGTTGAAACTTATTTTGAGTATTATTATACTCTTTTAGATCATAGCGATTTAACTTTAGATGAGTTTTATAAATTATATCCTCAATATGATGTTGAAAAAACAGATTCATTATATTGGAAACAATTTATGCAAAAATGGAAGGAAACATGCAGAGAGCAGAAATAAATAAAATACTTGGAACTAACATTAGATTTTTGCGTAAAAATACTAAAGTTAGAAATGTTGTAAGCAATAAAGTTAAGTTTATGACACAAAAAAAATTGGCAAATTATATGGGAAAAAATTGCGAACAACAAATATCAAAATTTGAGATTGGAAAAAATGAATTAAGTGCAACACAAATTTATTTAATTTCAAAATTATTTGGTGTTACAACTGATTCATTATATGATTCTAATTTAAAAGATTCGTATTATTATAAACAAATAAACAATGATATTTATTAAAATAACTACATTAATTATACTTGCATTAATCATATTAATGTTGATTATAAAATTTAATAGATAAAACTAAAAGGGAAGGTAAAATGGAAGAAATAAAACTATACGAAGGCAAAGAAACATTATTCTTTGACCCAATACCACATGAATACTTTTGGAATAACGAGAAACTTCCATCAGCAACTACAATAACTAAACTTTTAACTCCAGCAGCAGCTATTGGAAACTGGACTGCTAAAATGTGTGCAGATGAGTTTAAGAAACTTATTAAAGCTGGTGTTAGTTATGATGAAATTGAATTGATTAAATATTACGATCAAATCAAAAAATCTGCTAATGCAAATATGTCTAGTGCTGGTTTGGTTGGTGGAGAAGTTCATAATCTTATTGAGACATATATTCATACTGGAAAAGTTGTAGAAGTTCACAACGAAGAAATGAAAAAGTCTTTTAATAAGTTTAAAGAATGGTGGGATAAACAATCTGGTTTAGAAATTGTGTTTACTGAACGAAAAGTTCTTAGTCGTATTAACAAATTTACTGGAACACTTGATGCTTTATTAAAAAATAAATCAGGAGAATATATTATCTATGACTGGAAAACATCTTCAGGAATAAGAGATAGTTATTATGTTCAGATTTATCTTTATGCTTTAGCAATAGAAGAAGAACTTGGAATTAAAATTCCTAAAGGTGTTATTGTTAATTGCACTAAAGATGGAAAATTAAGAATTGCTGAGTTTGATATAGACTCTGACAATCACGATACAGCAATCTCGTGTTTAAAACTATATCGTTACTTAAATAAAAAGGAGAAAAAATGAACGTACAAGGAGTAGTAAAATACGTTTACGATAATAGACTTACAAAAGATGGAACACCTAATAAGTTTCCTAATTTTAAGTTTAAAGTGAACGATCAAGAAATAGTTCTTTGGAGTGCAATAAAGCCAATATTTTTAGAAAAAGGCAAAAAGGTTTCTGTTACATGCCAAGCTTCTAAAAAGAATGGTTCTTTATTTGTTCAATCAAAGGAAGATAAAAGTCCAATGATACAAGAACTACCAGCAGATAATAAACCAGATACAAGTTTTAATCCTGAAGAACTTGAAAAAGAATTAGCTAATGTTGCTAAAGACTTTGATGCTGATTTGAGGATTGAAACAAAAAAGCCAATTAATAAAGACGAATATATGTTCGTTATGGCTTTAGCTAAATCAGCTATTGAATCTGGCAAAATAAATGTTAATAAGGAAGAAATTGATTTGTTAATTAAGGATTTAAAGTTCTTATTTCAAATGAATTTCCATAACTAAGATTCTTATGGCGAAGGTTTTGATTCAACGATCACACTTAACCCCTTTAAGTTTTCCTTCGCCATATCCTTGCAAATTTATTATAAAAAATATATAATGACAGTAATTCGTGAGAAGCTTTTAGATTTAACTGTAAGTCTATTTGAAAGATTTGCAAATGAACAAGAAGCTTTAACTAATAAAGAAGGCACTTTAGTTGATGTTAAAATTGTAAATACAAAATTAATTTCCACTAAAGTTAAAATAGAAAATGATGGAGAAAACAAGACATCAAGTTCAGAACCTAAGAGACAGACATTATAAAGTCTCTATGAAATATTTTGAACTAAAGCATAAAATGGAAAAGGCAAAAAGACTTAAAGATGCTTTAGAAACAAAAGTAGTTTTGAAATTTGAAGAACTACTAGCTTAGGTTAGTAACACAACTATAAACTGTAAAGGAAGGTATGCACGATCTATCGCTAAAAAACCCAGACCAAATTAAACAAGAATTAGATTCTATTTCAGAACAAATGTCAGAAGCATTATATACTTTTAGACGTTGTGAGGAATTTAAGAAAATAACTTTCAGTCAATTAACTCTTACTAAAAAATTAGAAAAGAATTGCAGTGTAAGTGAAGCTGAGAAGTGGGCTTATTCTGATAAAGATTATGCAACTATTGTTGAAGGTTTATTGGTAGCTGAAAAAAATTATTCAATTCTCAAAGGTAAATATGCTAACCTACAAAGCTGGGTTGATCTTTATAGATCATGGCTAGTTACAAATAGAGAATTAAGCAGATGAAAACAATCCAACCAAAAGGAACATTAAATGAATTGGGATATAAGGAACGAACTGAAAACTACATTGACTTTGCAGAACAAAGGTTTGAAGAATATTGTAAAAGTAAATCTTTTCATTTTAAAAAGCTTTTGTTTAATGATAATTCTGATTTTAGTGCTTCCCCTATTCCTTATTATCATAAACTTGGCATACTTAGTGCTTTACCTGATTACTTTGTTTATTCCAAAGAAACTGAACAACGTAAAAGTCAATTCTTCGTGGAAGTCAAAGCTTCCAACAAACTTAAATTAAAAGATTTAAAGAAGTATATTACATTCGCACAAATGTTCTGCGATAATAGATTTACTCAATATACAATATGCTTTGCTTTTAAAGATGGTTTAAAGTTTAAATCAGTAGATCAAATATTAAAGTTGTTGCCACAATCAAAGATTCAAACTTGGAATGATGGAATAGAATATTATCTATTGCCAATTTAGTGAACAGTATTTGAAATATCTTCATAGTAATCAAACCAATCACATTCCTCTACATCAAATTCAACACCAGTAATTCTTAATTTTTTAACTTGTTTAAGTGATGCTAAAAATGAACTTGAGTTTGTAAAATTTGAATTATCAAAAAATCTTACATGAGCAATATCTTCTCTAATATTTTCATCATTAACCTTCACAAAACTAATTGCATAGGTAATTAGATAAAACTGATTATCCATTGTCTTGGTCTTTATTAGATGGTCTATTTGCTAAAGTTCTAGCAATAGATTCTCCTGATCTTCCGACAACATAACCACCAAGACCAATTTGCAAAACAGTCCAAACATCAGTAGGTAAAACTACTTGTGAATTAACATGAAATATTAATAAAATAATTGGACTTAAAATATAATTCCAAATTAATATAGCAATTAATACATACATTAATAATGGTCTCCAAGAACTTGCAAAAAAACCAGCTTTAGATTCTGCTTCAATTATTCTAGCAGATGCTTTTAGTTCTTCTGTTCCTGATTGTATTAATTGAGTATTAAGTTCTGCTTTTAATTTAGCTGCCAAATCCTTATCAGCAATAGACTTATCTACTACGTCAAAAACTTTTGAAAGAATAGGAGTTAATGCTGATAAGATTGGTAACATATTAATCTACTGCGATTATAGAAATACTACCTGCAGCAGAACTGCTAATGAAAGCAACCTTGTCTCCTGATTTAAAACCATCAAATATTTCAACTGAATTAGTTGGTATAAAAAAACTAGTTGTGCTTGAAGCTGTTGGTGCAGAACCAAAAGCAACATGACAATGGTTTCCTTGTGTTGATATTCTAATTTTACCAGAACCAGTAACGATTGCTGAACTTGCTTGGCTACTAGTTGTGATACTAGCTACATAAGCTGTATTATCTGGGTCTATTGTTGTTATTCCGTATGTTGTCATATTGTTCTCTAAATGTTCCTTTTTATAGTGTTTAAACCCTTAAATTACCCCTAAATTTTAATAAGATAGAAGTATTTAAGATAATACTCGTTTTAAAGCCACAATGCCTTAAAATGCGTTTAAATAAGATTTAATGATTATTTGCTACTATTAGTTGAATCTATTAGTAGTTCTATGTAGTGTTTTGCTTTTTCTAAATCAGCAATACCACCTTTGTCTTTAAATCTTAAAACATACTTTATGATATTACCTTCACAAAATCCAATATTATTTTTTATTATAAATTCAGCAGGTTGGATAACGTATTTCTTGTAATGATTTCCACCAACTTGTTTTTTAAATGACTTCATAAATTGTTCTTCCATTTGCAGTATAAGCTTTAAGATACATTTTTCTATTACCAGAAGTTTTATAAGAACAATGAACCCAACCAGAATTGTATTCATCTGGCTTCCAAAATTCTAAGATACATTGGTCAAAGTCTAAATTATTTACAATCCAATCAGATACAACTTTATTTGGTATTCCAATAACTTCAAAATCTACAGCTTGACCAAGAGTATGTTGTGATGTTGGTTTGCTTCCAATCGCTTGGCACAAAGCAGGAGAACGATAACCAGAAGTAATTTTAACTGGTTTATCAAAATATGATCTTACTTCTTCTAAGATATGTTGAGTTACTAATTGTAAATTTTTAAGAACTTCATCTGTGGGTGTATTGTCTATTCCAAGTCTAATTGCTGTATCTGAATAAATAAGTTCTTTAATTGAAAAATGATCTGACATTAAATGTAGATATTGTTATCCCAATCTCCGTTACGTTTTAAATACATTGGTGTTAAATGTGGCATACCATTTGTAATTAAACCACAAGATAAAATAGGTTTTTTTAAATTAAGTCTCATGTACTTCATAGACAAAGCTTCTTTATCAATCAAGCAACCAACAGTCATTCCAAAGTTTAAATGAAAATCGTTACCATGAAATCTTACTTCGCTTATAGTATGATAATGTCCTTGAACAACCGATACTGCATATTGAGCAACAGCTTTAGAAACATCAGGAGAGAATTGATGACCGAATAATACTCTACCTTTATCAGTATCTATAAAATGTTTTTCTTTCCAACTCCAACCATTACCAACTTCTAATATTTGATTGTACGACTTTATAAAAGATTTAGTCATTCCTTTTGCCATGGCACGTCTTAAAACCATAGAACCATGATTTG